GAACTTGGCTGTTTAGGGGTGGTACCCAGGCGTGGTAGTAGAAATACGCTGTGTCACATCGCTCTACCGAGCGGAAACAGGCTCCCTGGTTTCAGAATGGTATCTGCGGCGAGGGGTTGTAGGTATAACCGAGTCCTACCTATTTTGCTTATTCTTAAAGCCCGCCACTGTGCGGGCTTTTTTCTTATTTGATAAATACATATGTCAGATAGCGAGCCGCATCATGTGGCGGACTTATGCTGTTTAACCCACAGCGTACCGGATAGAACCCGGATAGGACTACTTATATAGGAGAAAACAAATGGGAAGACCACTTAATAAAAGATATTTTGGACCACCTACAGCAGGCGGCGAAGAAATCAAAGTACAATTCTATGATGGTTCTGCATCAGTAAACGGATGGATCGTAAAGCAGTTAGGATCTAAAAAGTTTCGTGTAACTGACGGTACTACAACTAAGGATTGTTTCTTAGTAGACAAAGCATCTGCCGCTTTAGGTGCAGATGAAATGACTATCACAGTTAAAGACGACGGCGGCACTGCTCGTCAAGTAACTAAAATTGCAGGACGTAAAGTTACGCTTGATACAGGAGCAACTATTGCTTGGAATATGTCAGACAGCACATCTGACGGCGCAGTTGAAATGGAAGAAGCAGGTGACGATGATTCGTTCACTAACGCAGACGACTTTGAGCCAGACGCTCCGTAAGGATAAAAATATATTAGGGGAGGCAACTCCCCTAATTTACTAAGGAATTTTAAATGTCAAGAGTAGTAAAAGTATATAATAGTAATTACAAAGTTGCTGTACAACCAGGCGGCGAAATAAAACTTGACACCGGAGACTTAGTCGGAAATACTGTTATTACAGGTAACTTAGAAGTTAAAGGTACAACTACAACAGTTGATTCAACAGTAGTAACTATTGCAGATAACATAATTGTTTTAAGCGCAGGAACTGATAGTGGATTACCAGCAAGTGTAGGATATGTTTCTGGTATAGAAATTGATCGTGGTGATTTACCAAATGCTGAATGGTTATTCGATGAACAAGTTTCATGGGACCTTGGCGGTACTTCAGGAACAGGAACATTTTATGCAATTACAGGAAGAGGCACAATTGGTGCTCAAAAACTTCCTATTAATACTCCAGGAATTGTTTCACAAGGTAACCTTTATGTAAACACAGGTGCAGGCGTAATTACAGTTACAAACACAGTTAACTACGAAGAAAAAGTTTGGAATTATGCAAATAGTGTTATTACACCAGATCCTACTACAGGTGCAATTATTGTCGATGATGATAATATTCCAAATGCTAAAGCAGTTAAAGATTACGTTGAATATGTTTTTGCTAACGAATTTTATGACACGATTGCTGAAGGTGACACAAGTGTAGAAATTATTGACCAGACGCATACTTTAGGATCTATTGTTTCTGTAACATCTGGAAATGGTGTAACTACAATAGAAACATTAGGACAGCACGGATTTAATACAGCTGACACTGTAGATATCTTTGGTGTTAGTAGCGGAGATGCAATTGAAAATTTGAATGGAACAGCTATTCAAATAACAGAAATTGTTTCGGCTACAGCATTTAGAGTTAATGTTGATACTACAGGAGCAAATGTTGCTAATTATGTAATCAATTCAGGTACTGTTAGAAAAACAGGATTTGAACCAAGTAGGGTTAAAATTACTGTAGACGGTGTAAACAATACTAATGTTTATGACGATAGATTTGAAACGCAAGATATTAGAATTGAAGGTAGTGCAATTACAACAACTTCAAGTAACCAAGACTTAGAAATAGGAGCACCTGGTACTGGAAGTGTAAAAATTAATGATAATTTAGAAATACCTTTTTCGCCTTATGAAAACGATTTAGCAATTGATCCTTTAGCACCAGTAGAAGGTATTAAAATGTATGCTAAAGTCGAAGGACCAGGCCAAACAGGGCTATATTATGTAAATAGTAACAATACAAGCGACGAGATTGTAAGTAGAAATAGATCTTTGTTGTTTAGTATGATATTTTAAAGGTATAAAAGATGGCAATAGAAAACGCACAATTAAACACAACACAATTAGATCTTTTAACAGTCCCAGGCGGTGTACAAAACGGATACGCTATTACTACAGTTATGGTTTGTAATACACACGCAACAGACTCGGCATCTTTTGACATGCATTTGATTAAAAGTGGCGAAGCCTTAAGCAATACTAAAACAATAATTGTTAAAGAACTTGATTTACCAGCCGGTGAAACATTTACATTTGACAGTGAAAAAATTATTTTAGAACCTGGTGACAAAGTAAGTTTTGTTGCAGAACCAGATATTGGTGGCGGCGCAACAAACTTAGTAGCAACAGTAAGCTATTTGGAAGTATAAATGAGACTTATTAAAGCGCAAAATACAAATCTACGTAACATTTACGGAAAAGGTGTTAAGTACGATATAGACGATCAAGTAATTGTAGACAGCAACAATGTTATGCTTGTCCCTAAAGGAACAACAGCACAACGCCCTGCAAGTCCAAACAATGGTCATTTGCGTTATAATACAGACGACGATCAATTTGAAGCATATCAAAATGGTGCTTGGAGAGAATTACGATTCAAAGAACCAAATCAAGATCCAGGCATTGTACAACAAAATTTAGGAAACGGTGATGCAACTGAAACCGTGTTTGGTCCTTTAGACAGTCAAGATACAGATTTTCCAGTTCCTGCATCTGCACAAAACATATTAGTATTTGTTGAAAACGTTTTTCAAATTTCAGGTTCTAACTATACACTTGAACAAAGTGTTGGCGGTAACCTAACAGGTCCGGGAGCACCTTATGCAGACGGCTGGTATATTAAATTCACATCTGCTCCTGACTTAGCAAAACCTATAACAGTCCTACATAACTTCGACAAGTAAATTCAATAAATACTGTGTCAAGGAGAATATGAGTGGCACAAGTAGGTAGAATATCCGGTCCGTTATTACAAGAAAATCTTGAAAGACAAGGCAAAGATTTAGCCTTTCGTAATGACTTAAACACTACACAACTATTATATTTAGATGTTAACAACAATAAAATTGGTGTTAATAATTCTGTGCCTACAGAAGAACTTCAAATACTTGGTACAACACGCACTACAAATCTTATTTCTAATAACGGAGCAAGTGTACCGGGGTTTGATATTACTGATAGTACATTTAGAGTACTCTTAGGAGACATTTATTTAAATGCTTCTGAAGCTATTGTTATGGCTAACATGGAAAATGGTACTATACGTATTAGTGATAATATTATTAGTACTATTAGTTCAAATGCCAATATAGATATAACACCTAATGGTACCGGAACAACGGAAATAATAAACAATCTAAATGTGTTTGGAAACATTTATACTCCAGGAACACTTACTTTTGACGGAACAGTTACATTTGGTGATCAAATTACTGATACTGTTGCAATTGAAGCAGATGTAAATTCTCATATTATTCCAGCTCAAGATAGGAGATTTGACCTTGGTAGTGCATCAAATCGATGGGACGTCTTTTATACAAATTTAATTAATGGATCGGCAGTTGATTCAGGAGCAATCACTGCAGGATTTATTGATTTAAACACTCGAGTTGGCGGTGTTGTTTATGTTGCTACACACGGCGATGATAATAATGTTGGAGATCATTTCTTTGGTCCCTTAGCAACAATATCTGAAGCATTATCAAGAGCAGAACCAAGTGGCAATCAACCATTTACTATTTTTGTTTCTCCAGGCGAATATCAAGAACAGCTTCCTTTAGTAGTGCCTGAAAACGTTAGTATAATTGGACAAGATATTCGAAATACAGTAATTTTACCAGACACCAGTAGTCAAAGCGAAGACGTATTTCATTTAAATGATAAAACAACTATTGCTAATTTAACAGTTAAAGATTTTTATTACGATAGCACAAACAATACAGGATATGCTTTCCGCTTTGCACCTAATGCTATAATGACTGAACGCAGTCCTTATATTCAAAATGTTACTGTAATTACACAAGAAACTAATCCGGGTGATGGAGATGCAGGACGAGGAGCTTGGATTGACGGCGCAGAAATAAATTCATCAAGTTTTAATGCTACAATGCTTTTCCATAGTTGTACATTTATAACTCCAGGCGCAGATGTAATTAATATGACAAACGGTGTTAGGGTCGAATGGTTAAACAGTTTTACATATTTTGCAAACAGAGGATTGTATGCATTTAACGGTGCAACAGGTAGAACAAGTGAAGATGGTAGTACAGTAATATATGGTGCAGAATTGCGCTCAATTGGTTCAGCTAACGTATATGGTACATACGGTGCAGTAGCAGACGGTGCTGATACGTTAATGTATTTAATACAGCATAACTTTGCATATATAGGTGCAGGTTCTGACAGAACAAACGATTTAGATTTAGTTATACAAGCAAACGAAGTAGTTGAACTAAACAGCGGACAAATACATTATGTGTCTACAGACCAAATTGGTAATTTTAGAGTAGGCGATAATTTCTTTGTTAACTTAGAAGATGGAAATACAAGTTTAAATATTGATACTGCTGATATCGACACTTTAACAGGTTTGACTATTAACTCACCTGGCGGAACATCAGTTATCGATAGCAGTTATATAACTACAGGCAACATAAGAATTTCAGATAATGATATTATTACTACAGTTGGTGATTTAAATTTACAAGGTAGTACAGGCACTATTAATATTAACAGTGATACTAATATTACTGGCAACTTAGATATTATTGACAACTTTAGCTTTGGCGGAACACTAAACATTGCAGGTGATCAACCAGGAAGAAATACTGAAGCAGATAAATTAGTTTTTAATGTACAGTTTGAACAAAACATTAATCCAAATCAAACATTAAAATTTAATTTAGGCGAAACACAACGTCAATGGGTTGATGCATATCTTAGCAAAATGCAATCAGGTGATATTACTTTTGACGGTAATGTTATTACTACTGATGTGTCCAGTGCAAATCTTGAATTAAGATCTAATGGTGTAGGACGCATTTATATTCCAACTAATAATGTAAATGTAGTACAAGATTTTTCAGTAAACGGATTGTCAACATTTAATAATGACGTAGAGATTACAGGTGATATTAATCTTACTGGTGATTTAGAATTTGGCGGCGATCTTGAAACCAACGAATTGTTAATTGACAATATTCAAGTTAGAGATAATTTTGTTCAAACAAGAACTAACGATGCTAATTTAGAATTACGTGCAAGCGGAACTGGTATTTTACATATTACTGATTCTGCAACTGTTGATAATAATTTAACTGTAACAGGACAAACATCTCTTGAATTATCAACTACAACATACGAGTATGGTCCTGAACTTATTACTAACGGAACATTTGATTCAAATCTTTCTGGTTGGGCAGAAACAGGAGGCGGATCAGCAACATCTACAAACGGTAATTTAAGAATTGATGCTACTGGATCAGCAAGAAACGTAGCGCAAGAAATTACAGTCGAAGCAGGAAAAACATACGACTTTGAAGCACAATTTAGAAGTGCATCAAACGGAAATCCTTTCTACTTAAGAATATTTGAATCAGGTGTAGGTACATTACAAGAATGGAACGAAACAAGTGGATTAGTTGTTGATCAGCTTTTAACGTTTAGTTTTACACCTCAAGGCACAGCAATTGACATTATCTTTCGTTCAGTAGACAATATTGTTGAATGGGATAATGTTTCTACATTTGAAGATATTGGATTTGTTACAAGATTTACTCCTGTACAAGTTAACATTAACGGAGATACAACCCATACTGGTAATATTACTCAAACTGGAAATATTACGCAAACCGGAAATATAGATATCGACGGAAACTTAACACTACCTGGACAACTTACTAAAAACAACATTAACATTAATAATGATGTATTAAGAAATACAGGCGAAGGTTTAAGAATGTCTACAGCTAATTCCGAGTTTGATAGTCTTCCTCAGATAGTTAGGTCTATAATTAATGGCTCTACAGTAGACGATTTTACAAATCAACAAGATAAAAATTTAATAAACTTTTTAAACAATAACAATTATGTTGATATTAACAATAGCGGATCTTTAACTACAAGTGATTATTTGGCATACTTGCAATTTATTGCTAATGGCACTTCTGGAGATACAAATTTAGATATTAGTTTAACATCTATAGTCAACGAAATTATAACTTTAGAATATGCAACACCAGGATATTTTAATCCAATTCTCTTTGACGGAGACTACTACAATCCAGATTTTGAATTTAAAGCGGCAGGTGTTGGCACTGTTTTATTTCCAAATAATAATGTTGATGTTACAAATAACTTATTTGCGGCATCTATTACCACTACAGATATTAATATTGATCAAGACTTAGAATTAAATGAAATCGTTATAACCGACGGAATTATTGAAATTGATGATAATTTTATTTCAACAACAATATCTAACGCAGATTTAGAGTTAAGAGCAACATCTAATAATAAACTTACAGTAGAAAATAATAATACTTTACTTAATCAAAACTTAACTGTAAATGGAACTACAGATATAAAAAGTATTGATATTGATGGAAATATTATACATTCTGGAACACGTAATCAACAAGGTGATCTAAATGTTATTGGTAACGTGTATGTCAGTTCTACAAATATTAATAGTGAAATACAATTTGATAATATTTCTTTTGATGACAATTTTATTGAAACAACAGATTCTAATTCAAACTTAACACTTCAAGCACAAGGTACAGGAACAATAAGTATCTTTGACAACAATGTTAGAGTAGCACAAAATATATCTATAGGAACAATAACTTCTAAAAATATTAATGTAGATACCAGTTTTAACTTTGAAACTTTTACGTTAAGTGACAATATAAAACTTTTTGACAATGTTATTACTACAACACAATCTAACTCAAATTTAGAGTTACGAACAGTTGATAACAGCGATATTAATATAGAATCATTTTTTATAAACAATGACGATATTAGAACAGATGTATTAGATATTAATATTAATGCTAATAACAATATCAATATTAATTCTACCGGAGCATTAATGCTTCCTAAAGGCACTACAGCTGAAAGACAACTTGTTAATACATCTATTAGATTTAACACTGAAGATAATGTTTTTGAAGCATATAACCACAATGGAAAAATTGTTACATTTAACGGTGTATATTCGAGTAATAGAACAACAAATTTGTTAGCAGATACTACAAACAATACACTTGATTTTACTATTCGAAATTCTCCGGTTGGATCTGTTAATAACACAAAACTTAGTATACACGGATTGCAGACTGATGATGTATTCATAGATAATAATCTTATAAGAACTAACAACACAAATAGTGATTTAGAATTAGTAACTAACGGTACTGGAAGTTTAATATTAGATGATTTATCAATAAATCAAAATACTATTACAAACACAGATACTTCGTTAACTGTTATACGCAATACCTTATACGGTAAAGCAAAGTTTGTAGGTCCTGCGTTAAAAATACCAGCAGGCACTGACGCAGAAAGACCGTCTTCTCCGGAAGTAGGAACATCAAGATGGAATACTGAAAGCAATATTCTTGAAGTTTGGGACGGAAGTACGTTTATTACAGCGGCTGGATCTCAAGCATCTATTTCGCAAGAAGAGATGGACGATCTTATCTTAGAGTACACTCTAATCTTTGGCTAATTGGCCGGTTTTATAATAAATCGATAAATACTATTAATGCAAAGTACGACCTTACTTGCAGGTACAAACTGTGGTTCGCCAGCAAAGAGCATAACGCTGAAAATTAGGTGAGAGGGACAGGATCCCCGTATTGAGGAGAAGAGATGGCTGTAGGTCGCATATCGGGTCCGCTCTTAAAGGCAAATCTCATTAGAAATGGGATTGATTTAGCCTTTGAGACTGACTTATTATATCTGGATGTAAATAATCAGCGTATCGGCGTTAGAAATTCATCACCTCAATATGAGTTAGACATAAACGGAACCACAAGAACTACTAATTTAATCGTTGATAACGAAGCTGATCTTGCTGATATTAATATTAGCGGAAACACAATTAGCACAAGTAATCAATATTTAAACCTTGCTACATTAGACACAGTAGTTGCACTCAATAAGATTCGAATTGACAGCATTGACATTGAAGGCAATGCTATTACTACCAACGATTCAAACGCTAATTTAGAATTAAGACCTCAGGGAACTGGATCAGTTGACGTTCACAGTAACTTAAATGTTGACGGAGATATATACGCATCCGGAAACATTACCGCAGACGGAAACATTACTCTTGGAGATCAAGATACTGATAATATTGTTTTTAATGCTGAGGTTAATTCAAACATTATTCCAGACCAAGACAGAACTTATGAGTTAGGTAGCGATCCAACCCAAGGCGGCAAAGAATGGGCAAATCTTTGGGTAAACAGAATCCAAGCTTCAACAATTAATTCAACTGACGCTGTTGTTGACGGCGTTGACTTGACACTTAGACACGGAAATATATATTACGTTGCTGAGAATGGTGCTGACACTAACTCTGGAACACATATATTAGATCCTTTTAATACTCTTGAGTATGCATTAACTTTTGCAGAAAAGGGCGACACTATTCATATATTTCCAGGCGAATACGAAGAAGTATTTCCTTTAACTGTGCCAGCAGGCGTTACAATTAGAGGGCAAGGAATTCGTTCAGTTAATATTAAACCTACAGCGGCTACAAACACTAATGATGCATTTTTGCTTAACGGTGAAACTACTATTGAAGACTTGTCTGTTACAGATTTTTATAGCCCAGGTTATGCATTTAAATACGCATCAGGATACGGTGTAGATGCAGACGGAAATCCAACAACTCGTTCACCTTATATTAAAAATGTTACTGTAATTACACAAGGCAGTGTAACTACAGTTGAAGACCCAAGAGGATTCAATCAAGGTGATGCAGGCGGCGGCGTATTTTTAGATGCTTCAGTAGCATCAAATGATGCTATAAACACAGCATTATTATTTCACTCAGCAACATTTATAACACCGGGCGTTGATGCTATTGTGTTAACTAACGGCGCAAGAGTTGAGTGGTTAAACAGTTTTACATATTTTGCAAACAGATCATTGTATGCATATGATAGTCCACAAGGGCGCAGAAATTCAGGCAAAACTAAACTTACATTAAGTGGAATAACAGGAACATTTACTGCTGGTAATACAATTACAATTTCTTCAACAGATTTAAGTACAGTATTAACAGGCACTATTGATAGCGTTGACGGTAATGACATTTATATTCAGGGTTACTTAGACTTAAATGGATTTGATTTAACACCGCAAAGTATTACAGACGGCACAGCAACAGCAACGGCAATTGATAGTTTTGACTTACGTGAATTTGGTGCAGAAGTGCGTTTAATTGCTTCTGCATCAGTTTACGGTAACTTTGGACTTGTTGGACAAGGTCCTGGCGTTATTATGTACGCTATTGGTCAAAACCTTGCGTATATTGGTAATGGAAAAGAAGTTACTAACGATCCAGAAACAGTAATTCAAACAAACGAAATTGTTGAATCAGACGGTGCAAGAATACGTTATAACTCAGTTGATCACAAAGGTGACTTCCGTGTTGGTGACTTGTTTTATGTAAATCAAGAAACTGGTAGTGTAACATTTGCAGTTAGTGATTTTGAAATTAATACAGATAATGGTGTAACATTTACAACCGGCAGTGATAGTACATTTGTAGATGGTACTAAAATTGAAACAGGTGACTGGCGTATTAGCGGTAATACTGTTGAAACACTAACGCAGGACGCAAATTTTGAAGGCGGCAGCGGAACAGTAAACTTAAATTCAGATGTAAATGTAACAGGTAGCCTTGATGTAACTGGTAATGTTACTATTGGCGGCAATATTACAATTGGTGACGAAGCAACAGACACAATTCAAATTGTTGCAGGAATTGATTCTGATCTTATTCCAAAAATAGATAGTACATATAGTTTAGGAACTGCAAATAAAACTTGGGCAAATTTATTTGTAAACCAAGTTAACGTTGACGATATTGTTATACGTGATAACTTTATTGAAACTACATTATCTAATTCAGATTTAGAATTACGTGCTAACGGAACTGGTGAAGTTCTTATACCAAGTAACGATGTACAAATTGATAATAACTTAACTGTAACCGGAACTACTTCTTTAAATGCAACAGTAATTAACGGTACAATTACACATACCGGTGATTATAATCAAACAGGTACTTACTCTATTGCAGGTAGGTTTACAAACGGCAATTTAGTCATTGACGATAATTATATTGAAACTACCCAGTCAAACAGTGATTTAGAATTACGTGCTAACGGAACTGGAACTGTTTATGTTCCAAGTAATGACGTACAAATTGATCAAGATTTGTTAGTATTAGGTACAACTAATTTAACAACTGTAAGCATTCAAGGTAACATTACACAAGTTGGAAATACTACACAAACAGGTAATATAAATTTAACTGGTAACTTTGATCTTACAGGAGACATATCTGTTACAGGCACTGCTCAATTTGAAGATATTAAAATTGAAGATAATGTTATTACATCAACATTAAGTAACTCAAACTTAGAAATACGTGCAACACAATATGGCGATATTTTAATTCCAGACAACGATGTAGTTATAAGAAACGATTTAACAGTTGACGGAACTATTACAGTTGGAGATATTAATTCTGCAGGTACTATTACTGCTAATAGATTTAGTACTGGAGACATATTAATTGATGACAACTTTATTACAACAACATTAAGCACATCAGATTTAGAATTACGTGCTAACGGCACAGGAAATATATATGTTCCTTCTAACGATGTGTTGCTAAGTCAAAATTTAACTGTTTTAGGCAGTACAAGTTTAAAAGACACAAATATAGTTGGTACAATAACTCATACCGGAAACACTACACAAACTGGTGATATTAATTTAACTGGAAACTTGGATGTTACTGGAGAAGTTATTATTAGTGCAAGTGTAATTCAGTTTGAAGATTTACAAGTATCCGGTAACAGAATTACTACAACAGAATCAAATAGTAATTTAGAACTACGAGCTAACGGTACTGGAATTATTTACATTCCAACTAATGATGTTCAAATAACTAATAATTTAAATGTAGATGGAACAATTACAGTTGGAAATATAGTCAGTAGCGGAGACATTGTAGCTAATAGTTTTTCTACAGGTGATATATTAATTGACGACAATTATATTACTACTACACTAAGTAACTCTAATTTAGAACTACGTACTAATGGTACTGGATCAATAATTATTGATACATTTGATATTAACGATAATACAATAACAACACTTGGAGATTTAAATGTATCTCCAGGAAGTGAAATAGTTAATTTAAACGCTACTGGAGCATTAAAACTACCAGTAGGATCAACAGTTGATAGGCCCACAGCCGTACCTGGACAAATACGATTTAACAATGTACTAAATAGATTTGAAGGTTATAACGGATCTAATTGGGTAAATTTAAAAGGAGTAGAAGATTTAGACGGTGACACTCGTGTTACAGCAGAATTAAACGAAGGTACTAATGACGGCATTATTAGATTTGACATACAAGGATCTACTATTGCTACAATTGACTCTACTCGATTAACTGTACCTAACATAGATGTTGATGATATTAACATTGACGGCAATGTTATTAAAACTACAACATTGAATACAGATCTTGAATTAACTGCAAACGGAACTGGTAATGTTGTATTTGATAATTTTGCATTTAAAGATAATACAATTACAAATACTGTTACAAACAGCATTACACTGTTTCAAAATACAGGCAGCGGCTATGTTAAATTCGACGGAAGTTACGGAATTGTATTACCAACAGGCGCAAGTGGAGATAGACCTCCAATTGAATTTTCTGAAGTTGGACAAACAAGATTTAATACAGATGACCAACGTGTTGAAGTTTGGGATGGTCAAAACTGGGTTTCAGTAGCAGGTAGTGCTTCTGGTATTACAAGAAACGATGCTGAAGAAATTGCATTGTCAACAGTATTGGTATTAGGATAAAAATATGGCAACAACATTTAAAAATAAAGTAGTAGCAAATATTGGAACACAACAAACAGAAGTATTAGCAACTAACGATAACGCAAGGGTAACTGTTGTTGGGTTTAGTTTAGCTAACTTAACAGAAGGTGTTGTTCTTGTAGATGTTCAATTAAGAGACGAAGATAGTGTAATGGGTTATTATTCTAAAGAATTAATTGTACCGCCAAATACAAGTTTACGTGTTCTCAATGGCGGCGAAAAACTAATTTTAACACCGAACAATAATTTGTATGTTACGTCTAATGTAGACGATAGTATAGATTGTGTTCTTAGTACAGTAGAGATTGTATAAGGAGAGATAAATGGCATCAACACATTATGTAGGTCAAACACCAAGTATCAATGAACTTTTAGGCACAGGTCAGCCAAGATACTTTTATGCTCTACGCAGAACAGAAGACGGAACACTATTTTTTGCTAAAATTGATCAGCTAAAAGATACAGACGCAATTACAGTAAACAATCCTGGTGCGTCTGCAGATGACTTTACTGAATTTGAATATGGTGTTAACTTTTTTGATGGACGTTTAGAAGAGGATCACAGTCGTCCGTACACAAACTTACAATGGGATCAATATCGCTGGGATAATAAAAATATGTATTATTATGTAAACTCCGAAGGAGAATTGGTTGTAAGAATTAACCAATCGTTTAATTATGATCCAACACAAATAGTCACATAAATATGTAAAATGAATTATAGGAACCGTATAAATGTCAGAATTTAAAATAAGTAGATTAAGATTTAGTTGGGTAGGCGAATGGACAGACCAAAGAGCCTATAACAAAGATGAAATCGTACAGTTTAACGGTAAGGCATATGTATGTTTAATACCGCATACATCAAACGGATTTTATGATGACTTAAACAATATTGAACCTAAATGGGAATTAATGATGACTGGCCAAACCTGGAAAGGTGTTTGGCAACAGTTTACACAGTATGCTTTAGACAACATTGTAATTTTTGGTGGTGTTGTTTATAAATGTAATGAACAGCATTTAAGCGGGTCAATTATCGATCCAGATATTGATAAGTGGGATGTTTATGCAGAGTCTAAAACTTGGGCAAGCGAATGGACATCAAGTACTACATATGGACCAGGTGACATTGTAAATTATGGCGGATCAGTTTATGAGTGTATTGTGTCGCATGTATCTGCTGATACAGACTTAGCAGGTCTTGAAGCTGATTATACCGATGTAGATGATAGTACTGAAAAATATTGGAAACTATTGCAATACGGTGTAAGTTATCGAGGCGAATATGTAACTTCAAATCAAGACAGTACAGAAGTAAGATATAAATTAAACGATGTTGTAAAGTATGGACCAAGTTTATTTAGATGTATTTGGGGTCATGCACCGAGTGTTGAATTTGAAGATTTTGCAGATTCCACTGATTTATACGAAACATTTATTAGTGAATACTGGGAAGAATGGCTACCTGGTTTAGATTTTGACGGAGTATGGAACGAAAACGCTATCTACCAACCAGGCGATGTTGTACAGTATGGCGGATACTTATTCCAGTCAAATGTAATTAATAATATCAATAATAGACCGTCAGTACATTATGGCAATGAAGATTCGTCAGATGCTTGGGAGTTAATTACTAAAGCATACGACATTGAAGGCGAATGGAGTGCTGAAACAGATTATAAAATAGGTAGTATTGTAACATATGGCGGAGACTTATATGTTTCGTTAAAAGATAATATAAGACAAATTCCAGGTAACTTTGAAGTACAAGCAGTATACGAATCCGATGGTTCTTCGGGCAACACTATTATTTTAGAAACATACGATTCAACTAATCCAAATTCTATAACAGTTGGTATGACAGTTGTTGGCGAAGGTATAAGTCGTGGACTAACAGTTGAAACTGTATCAACAAATGAAGTAACAGGAAAAACAACAGTAACGCTAAATTACGCACCGACTGGAACAATTCCAGACAGTGCAATATTAACTTTTTCAGGCGCAAACTTTGAATACTGGGAACTTCTTATTCCAGGATTTGAATATCATGGAAGATGGAGTGATAACAAACTATATAATATCGACGATGTAATTTATTATGGAAATGCAACCTTTAAGTCTTTAAGAGAACACACAAGTTCTTTAGTAAATAGACCAGATAACGATCTACAAAACAATTACTGGACTTTATATCTACAACACGATCAAAGAAATAGTTTAACTGATCCGGGTCAACTTTTAACGTTTGAAGAGAAAAATGTTCCATTAGAAATTGGGCCAGAGGCATCTATTTTAAAAGTTATAAATGGATTGCCAAAATGGAGTGACATTGATTTTACACCAAATGTTTACTATGTTGCTACAAACGGTATAGATGATCCAAGCAGAGGAACAACTCCTGACACAGCATGGAAAACTGTAAAATATGCATGTGAAAGCGTTCTCGAAGGAACATTACAACAAAATGCTAAAGAATTGCTTGAAAGAAATAAAGAATGGATTGTTCAAGAAACATTTTATTGGTTCTTATATCAGCAAAATACAAACCAAGCACCATTTGATACTTCAGTAGATTTTGATAACGATAAAGTTATTAGAGATGCCAGACTTGTTATTGATGCAATAATTGCAGATATTATTAGAGGTGGAAACGCACAAACGGTTGCTGCCGCTCTATCATATTTTGACTTAGAAAGTACAAATAAATTTACAAATGATACTGTTGCCGCACAAGCACCGTATTTCCTTGTATTTTTTGAAAAACAGTTTGAGCTTATTCGATCAGCACTAACAAATACCCAACCAGCACAAAGTTATCAACAGTTAGAAAGTGTTGAAACGCCAGTAATGCAATATTTTAATTCTAACTTAACATTAGAAAACAATACTCTTACTGTTATTGGCGGCTTAGAAAGAATATTGTTAGAACCATTTGAAGCAGGTACACCTAAAGTTATTCCTCCTGCAAACGAGTCTGCATATTCAACAATCTTTATTAGATCTGGTACTTATAATGAAAATTTACCAATTGTGGTACCTGAAAATACAGCACTAAATGGTGACGAACTAAGAGGAACAACTATCCAGCCAGCGGCTCCAGTGAATACATTATGCACAAGAACATTTGGTGATATTAATCAATTTGTTGTTGGGTCAACAGTAAATATGTTCCATAACTGTCCAGTACAATTTGTGTCATTAAACCCTGTTACAGAAATTAGTACAGTGTTTGGTAACGTGATAGCAGGTCAAACGTATTATGTTATTGGTAGTTCTATTACAGATACTACATTTAGCGTTAGTGAAGTACCAGACGGTGAACCGTTTGAACTATTTACTAACCTTGGCGATATGTATGTGTATGGCGGAGAAGCATTAAGCGATATGTTCTATGTAAGAAATGCTACAGGCATACGTAACATGACTGTTAAAGGCTTACGCGGCACACTAACAGAAGAAAATGAATTCTTAACAAGACGTCCAACTGGCGGCGCATATGTTTCACTTGATCCGGGAGAAGGACCAGACGATACAAGAGCTTGGATTAAATATAAATCTCCATACGTACAAAACGTAACAACATTTGGATTAGGTTGTACAGGACTTAAAATTGACAGTACACTACACAACGGAGGAAATACTTCTGTTGTATCAAATGACTTTACACAAATTTTATCAGACGGTATTGGAATTTGGTGTACAGGCGGCAATGCATTAACTGAAGCAGTTTCGGTATTCTCATACTACGGGTATGCAGGATATTTTGCAGAAGACGGCGGACGTATACGTGCTACAAATGGTAACTCATCTTATGGTACATACGGTTGTGTAGCAGAAGGCTTTGACGATAGTGAAATTCCAGCAACAGGCACTGTTAATAACACATCTGGACAAGCTATTGCTAAGGCGGTCGGAGCATTAGGTGCTAATTCTGAAATTTTAAAATTACAGTACGAACATGCTGGTGAACAATATTATGAAGCATCAACAAACATTTTAAAACACTCAAATAGCTTATTAAGTAGTAATCAGCCAGATGAAAATTGGCAAACAGATAGCAATGTTTCTATTGTTAGAGCAAATACAACACCATACGAAAATGAATTTGCTTGGAAAATAACTGCAAATACATCACTTACTGATAGTGCTTATTTCTATCAAGATGCAGAAGTTTATCCACAAGGCGGCGTGTATAATAATATTTCAGGATTTAACGAAAGCGGTTCTGGTATTGACGCAACATTCAATGTTACAGTAACCGGAGACCAATATTTTGTTGCTGTAAATAACGGCGGTAGCGGATATGTTGTTGGAAACCAAATTAGATTATTAGGTAAGTCATTTGGCGGACGCAGTCCAGAAAATGATATTATTGTTACAGTTGATACACTTAATATTACAGCAATCTTAGGAATAGCATTTGAAGGCGTTGTTCCTACTGGGTCAGCATTACCTTATAATGTAAGTATCCATGCTAAAAAAGGTGACACATCATACTTTGATATGTTTAGTATATTCTCAGGATATCAAGAAAGACCTTACAAGGTAAGATTTAATTTTGACACTGAAGAATTAACAACAGAAATATTAGACGGATCAGCTACAGCACCAACTAATCTTAGAGCAGACTTTTTAGAAGACGGATGGTGGAGATTATCATATACAGTTTATGACGAAACTGCACAAAATGATTCAGTAAGATTTAAAGTTTATCCAAGAGGTATTGACGGTATTTCAGGATATACTAATTTTTATGGTGCTCAGATAACATTATCAGAAGATCCATTATTTTTCCTTGAAACAACAGACAATATGCCAACTGCATATGCAAATATTAAGATTACAGGTGCAGGTCAAAATGTTAAAGTTGTTGGTGACGAGTTACGCACAGGATCAGTATTCCAAACAAGAATATTAGAAAGTGATGAAGTTCGTTTAGGTGGATTAGGATATTTGCTACAAACAAATAACGCACAAACTGGTACTGACGAATATCTAACACTTGCAGGATCTGAAGTTGCAGAAGCATCTGAATATGAAGGTATGAGACTTGTTGTACAGTCTGGTAAAGGTGCAGGACAATATGGAATTATTGCAAACTATGATCCAGCATCTAAAGAAGCATCAGTAGTTAAAGAGTCTTTTGATCCGCAAGAAATTGTAGCAACATCTTCTGCAGATAATACATTTACACTTGGTCCTGATTCTTCATTGCAACAAATTTATTTAGGACAAAAAGTACAGTTTACTCCAACATTTTATGATATTAATATAGAAAGTACTTCGCAAAGTAGTTTAAACGTTCTTGCTACAGTAGGAGATTTAACAAACGTTATGTTAGTTGAATCTACAGCAAGATTGCGTGTAGGTCAAAAAATTAACTTTAGTGGCGAGCCGTTTGGTGGAGTAATTACTGGATTTGATTATTATATTATTGATGTTATTGACGATCAAACAATTCAGCTATCTACTTCATTAGGTGGTGCAGTATGGCCGTTATTAAACGTTAACATTGAAGATCCTCAAGATTCACCGTTTGTAATTACTACAGACTTACCTAAATTTAAGTTAAATTATCCAGACAATACAAGTTACTTAAAAGCAGATACTACTGCTAATATGCAAATTACTTTACCCATTCAGTTTACAGGAACAAGTATTGGCGATGTTGAATTAGGTACTACATATTTTATTCATGAAGTTTATAACGATGAGCAATTTAGTATTGCTGAAAGTTTACAACCAGTGTCAGTAACTAATACAGATTCGGCAGATAACTCATTACAAATTTTAGATACATCTGTACTAATACCTCTTAACGGAATTGTTTTTAAAGATGGAATAATTGGTGGACTACAAGAAAAAACAAAATATTATGTTAATGAAATTATTGATGGAACTAAATTTACTCTTTCCAGCGGAACAATTACTACATCAGCAACAGCAACAGAAGGTATTACAAACCTAATAACAGTTGATAGTACAGCAGGTTTTATTCCTAATGCTCCAATTATTTTTACAGGTGTTACGTTTGGTAGTATTGATAATGATAAAGTGTATTACATTCAGGTTGTTAACGATGCAACAACATTTACTATATCTGAAGCTCCAGGAGGTGCGGCTGTACCGTTAACTTCTCAAGTAGGTCAGGTAATTGTACGCACTGTATCAGATGAAGTTACAGTAAGCACTGATGCAGGAGTTATGACTGGAGATTCAACAGGTCCTAAACTTGAGCTATCTGCAGGAAGAGGAGCAATGGAAGCTTCGTTCTTTACAGAAACTTTTGGTAATATTGTTGAAGGTACTACATACTTTGTTAGAGAAAAACTTGAAGGAACATCGTTTAATCAAATTACAATAGCAGAAACATTAGGAGGTCCAGAGTTTGCACTTGCAGATGAAGACGGATCGATGCAAATACAAGCCGTTGGATGGGATCATATTAATGCTGGTACTCCTCTTGTAACAACATTTGACTCAACATCAGTTTATGTAATTGAACCAAGAATTACATATGATTATCCGCCATTTATCCAAGAAGACATGAATGAAGTTGAAGGTGCTCCGGAAAGCGGATATTCAGTCATAGTAAGCGACGGATTTAAACCATTTGCTGTTGCACGATACGGCGATAAAGTCAAATCTACAAGCGATAGCTTAACATGGGATCAGGACTATGTTTTACCTGTTGCAGGATTACCTGTAACAGAAGGCGGTAATGGTGGTTGGACTGATGCATGTTTTGGAAATAACACTTATGTAATTATTTCAGAAACTGGACAAGACTCGTTGTATTCAGTATCTGAAGGACTTACGTGGCTATCCAGTAATTTACCAACATTGCCGGCACCTGCTCCAGGAGAAGACCAAGCATATTGGTCAGCAGTTGCTTATGGTAATGGTAACTTTGTAGCAGTAGCACACGGTGCAGAAAATTCAGCATATTCAACAAATAATGGCGGCACTTGGACAGAAGTAACAGGACCAATTGGCCCTGACGAAAAATGGATTGATGTAGCATACGGTAACGAAACATTTGTTGCAATATCAACTGACTCAAGTATTGCAAAATATTCAACAGATGGCGGCCAAACATGGAGTGCTACTGATATGTTAGGCGGCGGTGATTCTTCAGTTGATAACTGGAGCAAAATTGAATTTGGTAATGGCAGATTTGTTGCAGTTTCCAGAGACGAAAGACCACCTGTATACAGTTTTGACGGTATTAATTGGTATGCGTCTAACTTATCTGTTAATGGAACAGAGTTTAAATACGGACAAGGATTGTTTATGTTAATTGATTCGGATACTGGATTTACATATACATCACCAGACGGTATTAACTGGAGAGAAGAAACTTCTACAATTGGTAGAGATTACAGTGTTTTAGGATTTGGTATTGAACCAGACACACGTCATGGATACTTTTATACAATGGATCCATTAGCACTTCTTCCTTCAAGAATAAGTGCAGGTTGTAGAGCAATAGCAAGAGCTACTGTACAAACTGCTAAAATTACTGCTGTTACAATGTTAGAACCAGGTTCAGCATATGAAACAGATAGCTTTGTGCCTAATGTAAGAATTACTGACCCTAATAATTCAGAAGAAGCATTACTTCAAGTTCGAGTAGGCAATGGAACACTTGGTGCTCCAAGTTTTATTGATTTTGGTTCTGGATATAACACAACTTCAACTGCTATTGCAATTAGAGGTGAAGGATTTAGTGATTCGTTCCAAACTGGTTTAGAACTTATTGCGTCAGGCATTACAAGATTCCCAAGTCCGGGCGACAACTTACAATTTGAAGGCAATCCTGAAGTATATCGTGTTGCAAAAGCAACAAGACTAAGAGGAACAGAAGTTCCAAATTTAGAAGCAATAATTTCATTAAGTCCGCAAATTACACAAGAGACTTCGCCAGAACACAATACACCGTTTACTATTCGTAGTAGATTTAGTCAATGTCGTATTACAAACCACGACTTCCTAAACATTGGATTTGGTAACGAAATACAATCTAACTATCCTGATTTACCAGAAGATACTGGACTTGAACCACAAGACGAAATTGTTGAAACAAATAACGGTCGTGTGTTCTACTCAAGTACAGACCAAGACGGTAACTTTAGAGTTGGTGACTTGTTTGCTGTTGAACAGGCAACAGGTGTTGTTACATTGAGTGCTCAAGAATTTGGACTTGAAGGACTAACAGAATTAACAATTGGTGGTGTTGCACTTGGTGGCTCTCCAGTTGTTATTACAGAGTTTAGTACAGATGGCACATTTGTTGCTAACTCAAATAATATTGTTCCAACGCAAAAAGCGATTAGAACATACTTGGCAAGTAGATTGTCACAAGGTGGTTCAGATACATTTACAGGCTTGCTACAAGCAGGTACTGTTAAAGTAGGTGGACCAGATGAAATTACATCGTCTGTTCCGGAAGGAGGAGACGGTTGGCAAATTAAAATGGGGGCAAAAACAAACGTTACAGGACCATTAGCAGGATGGGCTGGAGACGGTTTGGCATTCTCGTATTTTATGAAGACGCTTGTCGATCCTACACGCGGCGGACAGCAATAAGATAAATACATGAACACAACGGAGTTTAAATAAAAAATGGCAGAGTTTAAGTTAGGTAGAATTAGATTTGTTTGGCAAGGCGATTGGCAAGCCAGCAGATCTTATGTGGCGGATGACGTTGTTAGCTTTGGTGGTAAATCTTACATTTGTATTAGAAACCACACTGCATCATCAACATTCAATGTTGACTTTGATAACGAAATACCAAAATGGGATATTGTTTCAGATGGTACAAGCTGGCAAGGAGAATGGCAGCCAGAGTATGACTATGCACCGGGTGATGTTGTAAAATACGGTTCTTTAGTATACATTGCTGAAACAGGACATACATCAGCTACATTTGAAGCTCCTGATTATTTAGGTCTTGAAGAAGACTTAGATAAGTGGACACCTTTTGCTACATCTTTTGATTGGAAGGGCGATTGGACCACTGATACAAGATTTAAAATTAATGACTTAGTACGTTACGGCGGCTTTGTATACCTATGTAATACTGCACACGTTTCTGCCTCGACAGCAGCCTTAGGTTTAGAAGCTGACCAAGCTAAATGGGAATTATTTAGTGATGGCATTGTTTATTTAGGTGACTGGAATACTGGCATTAGATATCGTGTTAACGATGTTGTTAAATATGGCGGTAATGTATTCATTTGTACTGCTCCTCATACATCAGCAGACTTTTTAGCAGAAGAAGCAAATTGGGATACATTTATTGAAGGCTTCCAATTTGAAGATAGCTGGGATAATGCAACTGTTTATCAAATTGGTGATACAGTTACATACGGTGGTTACATATACGTTGCTAAAACAAATAACACAAATTCACAACCTACATCCAATCCAGATGATTGGGAAGTGTTTACAACAGGTTTTGCCTTCCAAGGCGATTGGAGTTCATTAGATAGTTATAAAGTAGGTGATGTTGTACGCTTAGGCGGCAATACATATGTTGCTGTTGCTGATAACTTAGACGAAGAGCCACCGGAAGATACTTACTGGAGTAAGTTAAATTCAGGTATTAACTGGACAAGAAGTGTAGAAACATTTTCACAAATTGCTGGCGTAAACAATCAAGGACAATCTGGCTCAGGCGCAAGATTTGATATTACTAAAGCAGATACAGTTTATACTTTAACATTGTCAACAGGTTTTGCTGGAACTGGTTATGTTAACGGAGATATAATTACAATTACAGGTGACAATGTTGGCGGTCAAACACCAGCAAACGACATTGTTATTACAGTTACCGGAGTCGACGGCGATGCAATTGATACGTTTACACACTCTGGTTATTCATCATCATGGATTGCAGGACAATCATATCATGTAGGCGATGTTGTTATTTACGGCGCAAGTTCATTTATTTGTGTAACTAAACATACATCAGGATCAGCTAATCGTCCAGACAACGATTTGTCTGCAACATATTGGAACATTTTAAGTATTGGTTCTGAGGCACTTTCGTTAAGTGTAGACGGTGACTTAGTTTATTACGGTAATAATGGTCCTACAAGATTGCCAATTGGAGTTGATGGACAGATTTTACGTGCATCGGATGGATTTCCGGAATGGGCAAACTATGGCTTGATTGATAATGTTGTTTATGTTGGTCCTTTAGGTACTGATGTTCCTCCACCAATTGCTGGATTAACAATTGACAAACCTTTTGCAAGTGTACGTTATGCACTTGATCAAATTAAATTAGGGTATCTAAATCCGCAAACACGTGATATTTTAAAGAATAATAAACAATATCTATTAAAAGAAGTTACTAATTGGATTAAGTATACTTACAGAGTTACAGTAACTTCAACAAACGCAGGTACACGTAGATTTACTTGTAATACTACAGAAAATCTTAAAGACGGAATGCCAATTGTATTTACAGGCGATGTGTTTGGTGGTGTTACAGAAGGCACTACTTATTATATTGACTCTGTTGTTAATGCTACAGAATTTAGAATTGCAACTACACCAGGCGGCGTATCGTTTATTCCAACAGACGCAACAGGTATAATGCAAGGCGACCTTGCATATGATGAAGCTAAATGCGAAAGAGATACTGGTTTAATTGTTGACGCATTAATTTATGATGTGTCACGTGGAGGTACATTAAAAACTACTGAAGCAACAAAGGCCTACTACACTGAAGCAGGTAACGAATATATTAATTCAAATTTAGGAAATCAACGCATTCAAACTGTTGAAGCATATACACAACTAAAATCGTTTGTAAGCACTTTACTTAATAATCAAACTCCAGTTAATTATCAACATCTTAATGGAATTAAGTTAACTGAAAGAGCTCAGCAAGTAATTGATTTATCTCTTAGTGCTGAAGAAACCGGTAAAACAAAAGCAAATGAATTATTAGATATTGTTATTAATGGCATTGAAGCAGAATCAAATACAGCTATTGCACTTCCGGTATTACCAAATACAACAGTGTTTATTAAAACAGGCACATACAACGAAGTTCTTCCAATGATCCTTCCAGAATATACTGCGGTAGTTGGCGACGAATTGCGTACAAGTGTTATACAACCACAGCCTGCAATTTCAGAACTTAGGAATGATAAAAATAAAACTGTATCTGCATTAAACAGAATTTTAGATGTTTCGTCAGAAATTATTCAAAATGTTGAAATAGAACCAACTACAGGAAATACTGTATCTCAAAAATATATTAATGGATACGGCGGTAATTCAACAGCAACAAATAGAATTAATAACGGAATTGAAATTACACAAGATGTATTAAAAACTGGTTTAAGTATTGTTGATACAATGCCAGCTGTTGGTCCAACTCCAACTTCTGGAACTAATAACGCAAGCGATTCAGGATTTGCAAATGCAGTAGCACAGATTGAAGCAAACTATGAGTTTATTAAAGAAGAAATAGTTGCTTGGATCCAAGTACAGATTGACGGAAATATTGCTCCATTTACAACAGCATTTACATATGATACTGATTCTTGTAGAAGAGATGTAGAATATATTCTTGATGCACTACGTTACGATTTAACTTATGGTGGTAATTTCCAAACTACTGTTGCATGTAGAAGTTACTTTGTAGACGGAAGTCCAGTTTATGGTGCAGGTGAAAAAGAAGAAACACTTGCGGCATATGCACATTTAAAAACTGTTGTAGGCGACATTATTACTGAAACTGTAATTACAGCAAGTGTAGGAAACGACCTAACACAAAATACTGATGGAACAGCAGGGTCTGCGGGAGCAGAAACATTTGCAGAAGCTCGTGTACAAGAAATTTTTGACACTATTGACACAGATGGTACATTACCTACAGAAGTTGCTCCAGATACATCTTGGGTGTCATCTACGTTTACAGCATTTGCATCAGATATATCAGCAAAAACATCTGAAATTCAAAATGCAGTAATTGATTACACAAACTCAAACTTTGGTAACTTTAATTACGATAGTGCAGTTTGTAGACGAGATGCAACACTCTTAAAAGTAAATTCAGCATATGATGTAGTACTTGATACTAACTATAATGCTGTTAGAGATGGCCTTGCATATCAGAGAGGCTCAGCACAGAGTGTAAAAGAGTATCAAGAAGAACAAACTGTTGGAACTATTACACAACAAAAAACTCTTGTAAATGCTTTATTAAGCGATCCGGATGCACAAACAAGAAGTGACGCATACTTTGACGAAATAATTGACATTATCCAAAATGGTTCAGCAAGTGCTAATCCTATTGTTTACTCTGATACTGGTGTTACTTCAAAAACAAATGCAAGAACAGAGTTACAAACAAATAGACAAAATATTATCGATGACTTAACTACGTGGATTGGTGCAAATTATCCAGACCATACATACAGTGTTGAGGTTTGTGAAAGAGACACTGGTCGTATTGTTGATGCTATTAGCTATGATATTCAATACGGTGGAAACAGTGCAACGTATGAAGCTTCAAAAGCATATTTTGAAGGATATGTTGAAGTACTACCAGTAGCACAGAGAGATATTTCAGTTGCGGCATTTGAGCAACTTGCAGTTATTGTAAAAACATATATTGCTAATACAACAGAACAAGACGAAGCAGAAGCATTAGTATTAATTGTTGCAAAAGTAATTGAAGCAGGAACTATAATTGCACTACCAACAAAGACATATCCAGATTACAGTGCATTAGCAACTGCGGCAATACGTTCTGATGCAGACGATGTAATTGCAGATACAACTGTTGTACCGGCTACACTACAATTTGTAACAGACGAATATAGTACATTTAAATACGATCATGCTAAGTGTTCAAGAGATATTGGATATGTAGTTGATGCATTAGAATACGATATGCAGTTTGGTACTAAATTTAATTCATTAAAGGCCGGTATGGCTTATCGTAGAGGAATTGCATCATCGCTGGAAGTTGTTGAAAATCAGTTAGAAGCAACACTTGCATCGTTTGATGTTGTAAGAGAAGAAATTAAAGAAATTACTTCTGGAACACAAAGTGTAATAGATAACACAGATAATATTATTGATATTTTAGTTAATAATACTGTTCCGTCGTCCTATACTATTACTGATCCTACTAACTATGATACAGGTTTCTTTAATGCACGTAGATTAGTTGTTGCAAACAAACAATTTATACAAGACGAAATTAGTGCATACATGGCAGATCAATATTCGGCAGTATGGACAGGATTTACTGTTGATGAGCAAAACGAATGGTTAGCAGAGATTGATAAAATTGTTGATGCTCTAAGATATGATTTAACTTATCGCGGAAACTTAGAAACTATTGTTCGTGCAAGATCATACTATAAGGATGGTATCCTAATTCGTGCAGAATCAGAAAAGCCTGCATTACTTGGTGTTAAAGATAGACTTATTGCTATTATTGATGATATTGCAACTGGAGTATCAATTACAAGAACAACAGGAAACGTAACAGTACAGGATACAAACGGAACAGCAGGTTCTGCGGGAGCAGGAGCATTTGCTGTAGATCGTATTACAGAAATTAAAGAAACTATTGATACTGGATTAACTCCGGCATTAATTTCGCCTTCAACAGCATGGGTTGACAGCGGATTTGTTAAATTTAAAGATACAATTGACTCAAGACTTGAAATTATAAAACAAGCGGCAACAGATTATATAGATGTTGTTTATCCTAATTTAACTTATGATAAAGAAAAATGTGCAAGAGATGTAGGATATATTATTGATGCTGTAGCATATGATGTTATTTTTGGAAGTAACTTCCGTAGTTCTCAAGCAGGACTTGCATATCAGAGAGGTATAACATCTACAGATTATGTAATTGAAAATCAATTAAATGCAACTGTACAAACAATTGAATTTATTCAAGAATCTTTAAAAGAATTAGCTGTAGGCGTGTTAACAGAAGAAGGAACTCGAGAAACTTCTAATAGAGCATATGATATTACAATTGGTATGCAAACTATTATACAGAATGGTTTAGATTCGTTACCACCAATTGAGTTTCCACTACCGCCAAATTATAATACTGCCGATTATGCAAATACTGCTTATGCATCTGCATCAAACACATCTGGTAGTACAGAAACATTTGGTCATGCAGTAGACAGGATTGTTGCTAACTATGACTTTATAAAACAAGAAGTTCGTAAGTGGTTAGAAGATCCAGCAAACGGATATGACACTTTCTGGGGTGGATTAACAACAAATGCACAAGATCGTTGTATTAGAGATGTTGGCTATATTTTAGATAGTACACGTTATGATTTATTATATGGTGGAAACACACAGTCGCTTATCACAGGATCTGCTTACTTTACAAACTTTGTATTATCAATTGACAGTTCAGAGTTACCTGCAACTATTGCGGCTTACGGAAGATTAAAAACAGTTACAGACCAAGTTATTCAAGGCCAAGCTGTTACAACAAGTCCGGGAGTTACTGAAGTACAAGATACAAGCGGCACAAACGGTAATGTTTCTGCGGCAGAATTTGCATTAGATAGAATTGATGATGTATTAGATTGGATTCAAAATACAGCACCTAACGCTACAATTGAAGTTGCAACTGACTACGGTACAAATGAAGTAACAACAGCTTACAACAGAATTGTTGAACGCAAAAATGAAATTGTAGAAGACGTTGTATTTTGGGTAGAAAAATATTTCCAAGACTTAGAATATAATCAAGATACATGTCGAAGAGATGCCGGGCTAATGGTTGATGCTATTGCACGTGACATTATTACAGGATCTAACTTTGCTACAGTAAAAGCTGGAATGAGCTATTTTAGACAAATTCCATCAGCTGAAGAAGTTATTAATAACGAATTAAAAGCAACTGTAGGAAGTATTGGATTCCTTGCAGAAAAGGTTAAACGTACTTGTGCTGTTGCACCAAGTGCGGCTATTGAATTGTTGATTGAAGATGTAACAAATTATATCTATGGCGGCGAACAACCAGTAGAAAAATGGATTGCACAATCAAATGCTACAGAAGCAAATGTAGCAGGTGCTTCAATTATTTGGGAAAATAAAAAATATATACAAGCAGAAGTTCTTGCATATATTAATGAAAACTATCCAACACTTGATTATAATCAAGAAAAATGCGAGCGTGATGTAGGATTTATTGTTGATGCATTAAGATACGATCTTACATATGATTCTGATGTTGCAACTACTCGAGCAGCCGAGTATTATAATACACAAGCAAATGGATTTTTAGAGTCAACACTTAGTAATGATGAATTAACTGCTACACTTGATGCATACGATTATATGAAGCAAATTGTTAATGGTTTAGCTGTAAATACTATTTCAAGTCCAGGCTCATTGCAAGATATTGTAAAACCAGTAGCAAGAGATGAACTACAACAAGTAGGTGATTCAGGAACATTGGCAAGAACAGAAGAGTTAATGACAAAGATTTACAATTATTTGGTTGATTATACTCAAGCGCCAACTATCACAGTTACTACTATTGCGTCTAATGTACTTACTACAAGCGAAGCACACGGATTAGAAATTGGTGATGAAATTTATGCACCAGATGGTGGCGAAACATATTTTGTAAAAACTGTTCCGTCTACAACTACAATTACACTGTCAGATTACTTCCAAGGTCCTACAACTAATATAGGAGATCAAACAGGTGTGCAATTTGTATACAATGTATATAGACATGCAAGCATTGTAGAAACAAGTGCAAGTCTAAAACAACAATATACAAATTTAACTGGTTCTATTGAGTCTATTAAGCAATCTATAACAGAGTTTATTGCAGAAGGTTATCCAACACTTGACTATAACGTAGAAAAGTGTGAAAGAGATGTTGGATATATTGTAAATGCTGTTGGTAGAGATATGATGGTTAATTCAAACTATTTGACTACTATTGCTTCAGAAGCATACTATAGAGGAACCCAAGCAGACGAAGTGTTAGGTCCTCAAAAAATTGCAACAGTTCAATCTTATAGAGAACTGAAAAATGTAATTGCAACATATGTAAATGGAGATGCAACTGCATTAAAACGTACTAATGAGTTAATGGACATTATTATTAAAATGCTCGACAAAGGTAATGGCAAAACTCCATCAATTATTGGTACAACTACGTATCTAAATGACAGAGAAACTATTAATGCTGTTGATGTTTTAAAAGTAAATAGAGACTTTTTGGCAGCAGAAGCTACAGCTTGGATTGAACAGAGCTTTGGTGGTATTGTTACAGAAATTACAGGCTCTCCAGGATCTGTTGTGTTTGATAGAGAACACAATTTACAAGTTAATGATCCTGTTGCTTTTGACAGCGATGCATTTGGCGGAGTAGAAGCTGGAAAAACATATTATGTAAGCAATGTAGTTTCAACTTCAGAAGTTGAACTTACTGACGAAATTAACGGAATATCATTAGACTTTACAGGTGGTATAGGTTCAAGTGTAGTAACTTATGCGTTTGATAGAGAAGCATGTAAGCGTGATATGCGTGAATATGTCGAAGCTATTATTTACGATTTACAATATCCTGGAAACCATAAAGTTCATAAAGCGGCAGAATTATATTTAAATGCTGTAAATGGTTCAGAACGTTCAGACATGTTCCATGTACGTAATGCTACAGGTGTACGTAATATGACTGTTAACGGATTACGTGGTAACCTAACAGAAGAAAACTCTTTTGGAACAAGACGCCCAACAGCAGGTGCATATGTATCACTTGATCCAGGTTTTGGTCCTTGGGATACAGAAGCATGGGTAACTAACAAATCATGTTATGTACAAAACGTTACAACATTTGGTGTAGGCTGTGTTGGTTGTAAGATCGACGGTGCGTTACACGCAGGTGGTAACAGATCTATCGTTTCAAACGACTTTACACAAGTACTAAGTGATGGTATTGGTGTATGGTGTAGCGGTAACAACTCACTAACAGAGCTTGTATCCGTGTTTGCATACTACAACTATTCAGGTTACTTAGCAGACTTTGGTGGACGTATTCGTGCTACAAACGGTAACTCATCTTATGGTACATACGGTGTTATTGCTGAAGGTACTGATACTGGTGAAGAGCCAATCGTTGCAACTGTAGACAACTTATCGCAAGATGCACTTGTTGGATCAGTATTAACCGACGGTGAAGAACAAGTATTACGTTTTGAATTTACAAACGCTGGTAGAGATTATACTAATGCTGAATTTGCAATTAGTGGTACTGGTTTTAATGCCGCAGTTATTGATACTGAATTTAGAGACCAAGCAGTTGTTGAAACACGCATTATTGATTTAGACGACGGAAATACTGTAGGCGGTGAAGACTTTACTTCAGCGCAAAACGTTGCACAGGGTGGCGATCCGTATACATTAACATTGGCAGCAACAGATACTGCATTAGGTGATCAATATTCAGGTATGAATGCTCAACTAACAGCAGGAACAGGTGTTGGTCAATATGGTACAGTATTAACATTTAACAATGGTACTAAGGTTGCTACAATTTATAAACCAAGTGTAGGACCGTTTACAATTACTGACACAGTGTCGTCTACTAATGTAATTACTATTTCAAGTGATGTAGCTGAACAATTATATGTAAATATGCCAATTTATGTCGAAAGCGATATTGCAGGTTTACAAAGAGGTGATTTATATTATGTTCTTACTGTTTCAGGCAATGATATAACAGTAAGCACGTCAGAAGGCGGATCAACATTCTCAATTACAGCTGATACAACAGGACAAACTGTTGGGCTATACGAAGCAGGTTGGGATCATGTAATTCCTGGAACACCTTCAGAGCTTGGATTAGATCTAACAACAGGCTACATAATAGAACCAGCAATTTCATATACTGAGCCTGGTTATACAGCAAATGCTGGAACAATGGCTACTGCTCAAGAATACGGTGCAGTTGAATACGGAGATAATAGATTTATTGCATTGCCGCAAGGTTCTGTAAGTACTAATTATTCCTTAGACGGCGAAAATTGGGTACTTGGTGGTAATCTTCCATCTACTGGATCGTGGCAAAAAGCAGCCTATGGTGGCGGCGTTGGTGCAACAGCAACAGCAATCGTTGGCGGACTTGGAGGAACAGGAGCTATCTTAGAAGCCGAGTTAGGCGAATTAAACAGCATTGGCTTACCAGGACCAACACAGATTTCAAAAGTAAATGTTATTAACGGCGGACGTGGATATGTAACTGCTCCAACTATTACATTTACTGCTACATCAGGTGGCGGTGGCGCAAGTGCTGTTGCTACAGTTAAAGATGGTAGTATTCAAGAAATTATTATTACAAGTACTGGTGCAGGTTATGGCGCGGCGCCAACAGTAACAGCAGATACTGATAAAGTTACTGAAGTCATTGTTAATAGCTTTGGTAGAGATTATTTATCACCACCAACAGTTACAATTAGCGGCGGCGGCGCAAGTACACAAGCATCTGTAACAGCAACTATGAATAACGAAGGTGTTGCTACTATTGTAATTGATGAAGATGTAGACGGAAATCCATTACGTGGTGAAGGTTACACATCACAACCTACAGTTACTATTACAGACGGAAATGCTAAATGGGTTGCTATTGATGTAGCAGGAAACGCTAACGCTTATTTGTCAACAAGTGACGGACTTACTGATACTTGGACAGCAGGCGCGGCAACTCCAGGAACTGCAAACAATGATATTGCTTACGGAAACGGATCTTGGGTTGTAGTAGGCGGCAACGGCGGAAGCGGCGCCGCAGGTACATCAACAACAGGAACAGCCTGGGTATCAAGAACAATGACAACACTTGCTTCTGGAACTGACGAATTTAGTGGTGTAGCATACGGAAGTAACAGATTTGTTGCAATATCTCAAGAAGGCGAAACAGCAACAAGTAGTAACGGTATTACATGGGCCGCTGGCGGAGCATTACCAAGTACTGCTGGTGCTTGGAGCTTTGTAGAATACGGAAATGGCAGATTTGTTGCATTATCAACATCAGGAGAAGTGGCAATAAGTTACAATAATGGTGAAGATTGGTATGCATCTGCAATGGGCGGCGTATCTAATATTGAATCTGCTAATTGGACAAATCTTGCTTACGGCCAAGGCTTGTTTATGGCAGTTGGAGATAATAAAGTTGCAACAAGTGAATTTGGTTTAACTTGGACTGATAGACAAGAAGATCTTACTGCATCGTTCTACGGTGTTGCATTTGGTAATCCAAATAATGTTCCGCGTTGGGTAACTACACAAACAACAGGTGGTACCAACGGCGAAACATACACAATTAAAACTGGTGCTCGTGCAATGGGTAGAGTTACACAAGAAGACGGATCTATAGTACAAATTAGACTATCTGAGCCAGGATCGGGTTACCCAATAGGTAATGTTGAAAGTACTACGGCGCCAAATACAATTACACTTGATACTGTAGATAACTTATTTGTAGAGCAACCTATACAATTTAGTGGCTCAACAGCAGTAGGATTAGATTCAGAAAGACTTTACTACATTTCAGATATAACTGGTAATGATATTGAAATTAGTTTGCTAAAAGGTGGTGCAAGTTTTGATATTCAAACTGTAGACAACGAAGATATTGGAACACTAACATATAAGTCAGGACCGTTAACAACATTAACAGATCCAAATGTAACTGTTCCGGCAGCAGTTAATTCAAGAATTGTAAACGGTGCATTAGGTAATCCAACATTTACTAATAGAGGTACAGGTTATACAACTGCTACTGCCGAACTTGGCGGTGATGGTAGTGCAGACTTGTATCAGCCAAGCACATTTGTTGCTGTAGCAGACTTGTTTGAGTTACCAGAACCAGGTTCTAACGTTGAGTTTGACGGAATACCAAACAGATGGTATAAATTGGTTACTATTAGTAATGTTATTGGACAGCCAGGAAGTTACACAGCAACATTCCAAATTAGTCCAGGATTAACAACACTAAATGCACCAAAAGATAACACAAGTATTACTACTACTAACAAGTACTCGCAAGTACGTCTAACAGGACACGACTTCTTGTACATTGGTACTGGTAACCAAGCTGATACTAACTATCCGTATGTTGACATTACAACAGCAAGTATTGATAGACAACAATTAAGTAGCGGTGGCGGAAGGGTGTTCTTTACATCAACCGACCAAGACGGTAACTTTAACGTTGGTGGACTATTTGGCGTACAACAGTCCACAGGTACTGCGACATTGGATGCTGATGCATTTAACTTAGCAGGACTACAATCATTGCAGTTAGGTGGTATTGCAGTTGGTATTGGATCGGCTGTTATTACACAGTTTAGTACAGACCCGTTCTTTACTGAAAACAGCGATAATATTGTTCCAACACAACGAGCAATTAAATCATATATTACTGCACAGATTGGTGGTGGTCAGAGTAGCTTGAACGTTAACACTTTAACAGCTGGTGTTGTGTTTATTGCTAACGATGAAATTACTACAACCAACGGTGGTCAGCTAAATATTAAAGCAAAGATGAACTTTACAGGTGGTATTGACGGTGCGCCAGTAGCACTTGGATACTTCTTATCAAGATAATGGAGAAAAAATAACATGGCGACAGGAAGACTCGGAGTACAGGATCTAACAGCAGATACCGATACTGTTTTATATACAGTACCAGTAGGATCATATGCTGTAGCGAATGTATCTATTACAAATAGAAACGAAACATCGATTTCTATGAAATTGGCAATGGCCACAACAGCAACGCCTACAGCGGCAGAATGGATTGAATGGAATACAATTATTATTCCAAACGGTGTATTTGAAAGAACAGGCTTAGTTTTACAGGGCGGACTAAATATAGTAGCAAATGTAGATTCTGCAAATGTTGGTGTAACTGTTTATGGCATCGAAACATCAACAACGTAATTAGGGGAAATAGAGAATGGCACGTTACAATACAGCACCACAAACGTTAGAAGTAGATGGAGAAACTGAATTTACCTATGCGTTTACTGGCGGAATAATTAGTTTAACTGGCACAGCGGGCTATACTGTAACAATGGTAAGTCCTGTATTTTTCCCAGGCAGTAAACAAACATTTTATAATTCTACCGACGATATGATCACTATTGCTACGGCAGCGGGTCAGATTACAGGTAATGGTGTTACACTTGGAACATCAATTGATATTCCAACAAACTCAACATATGTTTTAACTTCAGACGGCACAAATTATGTTCTAACAAGTGCATTAGCAGGTACAACAGTATTCGAACTTCCTGTCACATTTAACGATGTACTAAACGCTGATGCAAAAGTAGAACTTAATCCAGCAGATAACAATGTAGAAATTAAACCAACAGGAACAGGTACAGTTGATATTAGTCCTCAGTCCAGTGTTAGTATTCAACCTGGCGGCGTTGCTACTATTAGACCTACCGGAAATTTAATTCTAAGTTCTGCAACAGGAACTTTATCAATTGGTGATGCTGGAAAAACTACAAGTTTTCCAGGAAATATTGAATTTACAGAAGATGGCCAAACAGTTACACTATCACCAACTGGAACAGGTTCAGTAACTATTGATCCGGGCGGAGATGTAACAATTGGTGCAGGTGGAACACTATCTATTAGTTCAGACACACTTGGAACTATTTCAAACATGGCAATTGGCGCAAGTAATCCAAGTACTGGCGGATTTACAAGTTTAAGTGCAGCCGGTGCTGTTACTTTTACAGCTAATACAGCGTCTACAAGCACAACATCTGGTACTTTAGTTGTAACTGGAGGATTAGGTGTAAGTGGTGCAATTTACGGCGGAAGTATTCAAAGTACTCCAGTTGGTAGCTCAAGCCGTAGCACAGGTGCGTTTACTACACTAACAGCAAACGGTGCAACAACATTTACAGCAAACACAGCATCGTCAAATTCAACATCTGGCACAGTAGTTGTAACAGGCGGCATTGGTGTAAGCGGTGCAATTTATGCAGGCAGTATTCAAAACACTCCAATTGGTAGTTCAACTGCTAACAGTGGTGGATTTACTACACTAACTGCAAACTCAACTGTAGACTTTACAGGAACTACTGACGCTACTAATAACTCAGGCGACACAGGTACATTACGTTGTGAAGGCGGCGCAAGTATTGCTAAACGTGTTTATTCAGGAGGCGGCTTTGTAGGTCCAATTGGTAATGTATCAAGAAGCTCAGGAGAGTTTACATCTCTAAGCGCAACAAGTACAGTAGGATTTACACCAAATAATGCTAACGTAACAATTTCGCCAAGTGGTACTGGTACAGTTACTATGGCGCCAGCAGGTGGCGGATCAATTAACAATATGTCAATTGGTGCTACCACTGCAAGCACTGGTAAATTTACAAGCCTTGAAGCAACTGGTAACTTAGATGTTGCACGTTATATTAGACACACAGGCGATACTAATACGTATATTGACTTTGAAGGTGATACAATTAGTATGTACGTTGGCGGAAGCCGTGAAGTTACAATTAATACTACAGGTGTACGTTTAGGTGACACAGGTAATGCATATATACAACCAGTAAGTGGCAACTATGGTTCACTCCAAATTGACGGTGGAGCACACGGTGGTTGGGAAGGCTTAAACGTTGGTGGCCGTTTTGTAATGATGCACGACAATTCAAATACAATGGGCCTTTACAATGACGTAGATAACCACTGGATTTTAGAACACAGTCGTAATTCTTGGACAAGATTATATTACGATAGTGGTAATAAACTCGAAACACGAAGTGATGGCGCACAGACAAACGGCATTCATAGAGCAACTGGTAACATTATTTCAAACACTTCAGATGGTAGACTTAAAACTAATATCGAAAACATTCCAAATGCATTAGATAAAGTTATGTTACTTAATGGTGTAACATATAATTGGAATGAAAACACACCAGAAGGTTTTGATAAAGAAAAAACTGAAGTAGGTTTGATTGCACAAGAAGTTGAAGCAGTACTTCCTGAAATTATTCACAATGCTCCATTTGATAGAGATGAAGACGATAATAGTATTTCAGGCGAAGATTACAAAACACTACAATACGAAAGAGTAGTACCATTACTTGTAGAGGCAATTAAAGAATTAAAAGAAGAAATAAATAAATTAAAAGGAGATGCATAAATGGCAACTTGTTTATATAGTGATGGAATAAGATTTCCAGACGGTACATGCCAAAGAACGCAGGGTACTGTTCCTGGAGGAATGTTTCAGTGCTTTAATACCTGTATGGTATGCTGTGGTCCTCATAGATGTAGATCACATTGCGGTCGCTGTGGCACTTGGACAGCACCAACATGTGCTTCTGAAATAACATTTGAAATATGGAGTGGCGGCGGCTCTGGAGCAGGACACTGTTGTCAAGGTTGTTGGTGCGACATGGCCAGTTGCGGTGCATTTTCAGGATATTATGGTAGAAAAACGTTACGAAGACCAGACGGGCAGTTTAACCCAGGATGCGTATATTGTTTCTGTGTAGGAGCAGGCGGCAACGGTACAACAAATAACGGTTGTGGATGTTTTTCAGTATGTTGTGATCAGCCAAGAGGTTGTTCTTCGCATATTAGAGGATCTGGACTATGTTGTTTTTGTATAACAGGCGGTAAAGGCGGCTATAATATTTACTGTACATGCATGTGTAATAACCAGGGTAATAGACAAGAGTCAATGTGTGGTTTAGGTCTATGTATTGGTTGTAAATATGACTTTATTGATATGGGTAACCAACCATATTTTACACAATTTAGATCAAACGTTAACTGTGGTACCAGAGCAAGTGGTATTTCAGAATCGTGGGGATTAAAAAATAGACACGAATATAATCTACAAACACAAAACAAATATTGCGGATGTATGTCTTGTTGTAGAGGTTTCCGACAAATTGCAAGAGGCGGAGCAAGTGCAATTAAAGCAACTTGTGGTCAAGATATAAGTCACTGTCGTGGAACTCCTGGACATCCGGGATTAGTAAAGATTACTTGGAGATAATCAATGGCTGAAAACTTAAACAACGATGAACTTGAAAGTACTGTAGTCGATTATCGCACATTAACAGATACTGACGAATTAGGTACTGAATGGGTAGAAGTTGATTACACGTACGAATGTCCTTCAGAAAACTATTTAGATGGACCTGCAACTGAAACAGTAAATGGAAGATATATAGGTCCTAAATACTTGTATCTTTATGTTAATAAAGGTGAAGATACTCCAGAAGAAAGAGGAAAGTTTGAAACTGTATTGAGAGAACAAGAAGCAAGAGAACAAACTAACGATTTTTTAGATATTCCTGGCGAAATTGAACTTGTAAAACTTGATGCAACAAAAAATCCATTAGAAGCCGAAGTACTCTCTGACTACCATGATAATTATAAAGATTTTGACGACTGGTTAGAAACTCCAGGAAGAAAAACTATTCCGTCACCTGTTATTCCGGGTTATGGTTTCTTTGAATATGAATACCCTATTCATCCAGATCATTTGTATGATGACAAACTAACTACATACAATTTTGAAACTGGAGAAGTTGAACTTTATAAAAGATCATCTATAGATACATTAGGTCAACCGCAGTCTTGGAATGATATTAGAATGGAAAGAACTGAAAGACTGCAAGATGTTGATGCAATGCACCTTGCAATGAAAGAGCATGATCCAGCAGTAGCAGAAAAAATTGAAGAGTATAAAGAACTTTTAAGAAATATGCCAACTGCCCTTGCAGATATAGATTTATTGTATGTTGACAGTTGCTGGCCAGAATGTAAAGAAATAGATACTGATTACGGTCTTGATACCGGATTTATAAGACAAAGCGACGACATTCCTGAATAGCCAGATCTAATTTAAACACTATCCTGTAACTATAAATATTTTTGAATATTAGTAAGGATAGTGTTTACCTATGTCAAGATCAACAGCATTTTTTATTAACGGCGGCGCCGGCCGTGTTATAACATCAATTCCCGCACTTGAACTTTTTGAAAAAGAAAATCCTGAGGATGATTTTATTATTGTCTGTGAAGGAGGAACTGATTTCTATAAAGGACATCCTACATTGCATAAACGTGCATATGACGTTTGGCACAAAGGATTATTTGAAAACTTTATTAAAGATAGAACTTGTGTAAGTCCAGAACCATATCGTATTTGGGAGTATTATAATCAAAAATGCAGTATTGCACAAGCCTTTGATATTGAAATTAATAAAAAAGGTATTAGAGATTTACATATTCCCCAAATATATCTTAATAAATCAGAAAAGTTACACGGTAAAAGTGTTGTTGACGAAGTTAAAGCAGTTACTGGTTTAAGTAAAGTAATTGTAATTCAACCTTTTGGCAGAGGAGTTGAACAAACATTAATAGATCAAACATCGAGAAGTTTTCGCGTAGAAGATATGTTAGCAATCGCTAACGAACTTAAAAAAGAATACGGAATTATTATAATGAGCGAATTGCCGCTTAACATGTATAATGAAGATCCTAATGAAGCTCCTCTTGCACAACCAGAAATTCCGGATATTAGAATTTGGGGAGGAGTAATTGATGCCGCAGATCACTTCTTAGGATGTGACAGTGTAGGACAACATATTGCTAAATCACTTGGCACCACTGCTACAGTTATTACTGGTAGTACATATCCAATTAACACATCATACGTAAATGACAAAGATATTGAAATCTTTGATGTTGGCGAAGGAAGACGTGTATATAGTCCTATTAGAGTATCAATGGAAGAAGAACCTGACAGATTAAATGATAAAGCAATGGACTTGACACAAGAACAAATTGATAGTATAGTTAATTCTATTAAAAAACGTGTAGGTAAAAGTGAGCGTTCAGCACCACAACAACCAACACAGAATCAATTTGATAATAATTCAACTTGTTCCCATACAGGAGGACATTAATATGAGTCAATGGATTGCAGGCGTAGCTCGAGGTCATAATGCTGGTGTGTGTTTACTTAAAGATGGCGAAATTGTATTTGCTATGGAAGAAGAAAGACTCACAAGAACCAAATATGATGGAGGACCATTAGCATCTATTTTAAAAATTTTAGAATATACAAATAAATTAGATTATTTGGTTGTATCACATACACAAACACTTAGCGATACTGCTGGTCGTATTGACTATACAAATGAAGATTATATTACAGGATTTGCAAGGAAACTTGGACTAATTGAAAAAGGACATCCACTTGATGCACACCCTCAAATAATTGATACTGCAAAACTACATCATAAAATGCATGCCGCACTTGCATTTTATAATTCTGGATTTGAAGAAGCAACAGCAGTTATTATTGATGGCGCTGGCACATGTTTTCCTATGGATTATGAAGATTCTCCAAGATATATGTGGGAAACTGAAACTATCTATAAATGTTCATATCCAGACCAAATTCAAACTTTATATAAAACAATGGGTTGTAGAGATTATCTACCTACATTTATAAACGAAAACAAAGACACTGATATTTTTGGTAATGATACTGGAATGTATCAAGTATCATGCTCAGATAGAGCAGGCATTGTTAAAGCATATGAAGCAGTAACAGAATACTGCGGCTGGGACGCAATTGAAGCTGGAAAGACTATGGGATTATTTCCATACGGTAAAGAAAACAATATGATCCCAAAAGTCTTTGATGAAAATATTGATTGGCCAACTCCGTTAACTAATCGTAACTTGTTTATTCCAAAATATCCTAATGGTTCAATTGTTAACGAAATGATTAGCAGTGTTTTACGAGAAGAACCTGACAGAGAAGATTGTACTAAAAGTCAAAATAGACGTGACATGGCATATGCTATTCAAACTCAAACTCAACAAGCATCATTAGATGTTATTAGGAAAGCAGTTGAAATGACTGGATGTAACAATGTAGTTGTTTCTGGAGGATACGGATTAAATTGTGTTGCTAACTATTGGTATTTAGAGCAATTAAAAGACGAAGGTATTAATTTATATGTCGAACCGGTGTCTAATGACGGCGGAACAGCAATAGGCGCCGCATTATGGGCTTATCGTACTATAACAAAAGATATGACAATTAATAAACAAGTCGATACTGTTTATTACGGTCCTACTTACAATTACACAACTGAAGATGTAGAACAAATTGCAGATCAATTTAATGCCGAAGTTACTGATGCAGATTATAAAGATCTTGTAGATTTAATCACAGACAGAAATATTGTTACAGTATATCAAGGAAGATCTGAGAACGGTCCAAGAGCTTTAGGCAATAGAAGTATTCTTTATGATCCAACTGATCCTAATGGCAAAGATTTTGTTAATACTGTTAAGCGTCGAGAATATTTCCGTCCGTTTGCAGGTAGTATCTTAGAAGAAGATGTACACGAATGGTTTGATTTGCGTGGTATGAAAAGTTCACCTACAATGATGTATGCTGTAAACTGTCAGCCAGGCATTGAAGAAAAGATTCCTGCTATTATTCACGTAGACGGAACTTGTCGTATTCAAACTGTTAATAAAGAACAAAATCCTCATTATTACAATATTATTAAAGCATTTAAAGAAAAGACAGGTGTTCCAATTGTATTCAATACATCATTTAATTTGGGAGGCGATCCATTAGTTGAAACATTATATGATGCAATGTGGACTTTAAAGAAAAGTGATATAGAATACTTATTTTTACCAGAATTTAAAAAGATGATTAAGATTAAAAATGACATTTAGTATTTTTGGAATTCCAATTTATAAAACAAAAATTCCTAACCATAATGAGATAAAAGAAGATCTTTTATCTCAATTAAAACAAGATAATATTCTTAGTCCGAGCGATGATTGGTATTGCGACTGTTATACTACACACGGAAGAACAGATATTAATATTAATTGGGATTTATTTTTTACAAGTATACACCCTATTTTACATTCTTATTTAGAATCTATTTCTTTTAAGACAGATTTAGCAACTATTGGCGGATCTGCCTGGGCTAACGGGTATTCTAAAGGACAACATCAAGACGTACATTGTCATACTGGTGATAAGAATGTTTTTAGTTGTGCTTATTCGTTGCACGTTCCAAAAGATTCTGAAAGTAAGTTTATATTTTATAATAGTTCGTATGAACCATTTCCAGCAGAAACAAACTTACTTTTTAATACAAATCAATTTGGAAAATCTTTTGATACTAATTTAGAAGAAGGAGAGATTATATTCTTTCCAAGTACATTAGATCATTTTGTTACATATAATAAATCTGACGAAATAAGATATTCAGTAAGTGCAAATTTTGGTATAGAATCTATCGATCAAGCCAATTAGCAAACTCTTTTAAATCATTAAATATAGATACTCGTTTTTTAAGATCTCTATTACTAAATTTATTAAGTTCTTTAATAGTTTCTTCCCCGTGACCTGTTCTTACAAGAATAGGTTTTGCACCTATCCTATGTGCGGCTTTTAAATCAGAAATTTTATCACCAACAAAGAATCCTTTCTTAAATTTAATATAAGGATTTTCTTCTTCACATTTTTTAAACATTCCTGTATTAGGTTTTGCAAATATATCATTTCTTAAATTTGTTTCGCTATAATAAATTGCATCAATACTTGCACAGCCAGCTTCACCTAATAATTTAAACATATAGTCGTGTGTTTTATCTACATCTTCGGGTGTATATAATCCCTTACCAATGCCTGCTTGATTTGTAATAATTGCGATCTTGTGACCAAGTTGTCTAATTTTAGCAACTGCCTCAAGACTTCCAGGAATTGGTTCAAAATCTTCAGGACGATATGTATAGGTACCTCTATCAACATTAATAACGCCGTCTCGATCTAAACCAACAACTACTTTAGGTGCTACATTTTTATGATCATAGAACGGTATTTTTTCGGGTTGAGGTTTTTTCTGATTACTCCAATTTATGTTATACATTTATTACCCCGGGCAAATATCAAAAGAAATAGATGTACGAATTGCGCCTTCGTTACATTCAACAACTTTATGTTTAAGATATGATGGAAAAATTAACATTGTGCCTTTTTCTGGGTAAACGTCCATAGTATCTGCACAATATGGATTTCCTGACATCATATGTTTAACAAGTCCGGCTACTTGATTAGGATTATAAAATCTTATAGGTCCAGCCGCACTATTAGCTCTCATATAATATGTTCCACTAATGCCATGTATTCCATGATTATGAATATCGTGCGAATCGCCGTCTGAATAATCTTGAGTCCAATAACGTATTTTAAAGTTAGGGTTAATCATAATGCTTGTATGCTCTTGATAAAGCAAAACTGCATTTCTAACTTCTTCAAAAAAGTCTGGAACTAACGTGTGTATTTGAATTTTATTATCCCAAAAATCTGTAGCATGTGTATCAACAGACGTGTAAGGATCGCCACCATAATCAACTATTGGCGTAGTTCTTTGTAGTTTACTTAATTCTGGCTCCACAGCAGAGCATACAGCATTGGCCATGTCGTCATCAATCTTATAGTGTAATACTGCAACAGGAAAGTAATCTTTAAATTCAATCTTCTGCGGCATCTTCTAACCTTTGACTGTCGCCTGGACCAATTCTATAATTATCTTCAACGCTATCTGGTGTACTAACTTCTGTTACACTTCCTTCTTTAGACAAACAAATTAATTGATGTGGCTGTAGCGGAGGATTGCGCCAAACTTCGCCTTCTTTAAGTTCTTTTTCGTATAGCATACTATTCTTTGTATCAATGTATGCAACTTTAAATCTTCCATTATTTACAAACCAAGTCTCGTCTTTTTCTTTATGAAAGTGCATACTTGTTTTAGCACCTTCTCTGTTAAAGACCATAATTTTACCACAATACATTTCATTTGTGGCCCAAATCATTTCATAACCCCAGCCTTTTTGAACAACACCGCTTAGTCTTTTTACATCAGCCATTTTTTACATACTCCTCTACTGTTGCAAAATTAATATCTACTACATTACTTAATTTAGATATGTCTGCACAAGTATATTCTTGATATTGGTTTTTTAAATTTTCAGGCATAGGTATGTATTTTATTTCTGCATTATATTTTTCTGAAATAATTTCTGCAACTGTTTGAAAACTAACTGGCTTTCCAGTTCCAATGTTATATATGTCTGATTTTTTATTATCTAATAGTTGTTTATGTGCTTCGCATACATCGCCTACAAATACAAAATCTCGAAGATATTTGTCGCTGCCTTCAAATATATTAATTGAGCCATTTTCGGTTGCTTGCTTTGTAAACTTAGTTACCGGACTTGCTTGATCTCCTTTGTGATCTTCTAACGGTCCATACACATTAAAATATCTAAATCCTTGTACAATAATTTTATGATTTTGTTGCCACACCCATCTGTCAAATAGATACTTACTCCATGCATAAGGAGACTGTGGCTGTTTAGGATCGTTTTCGTTAAATTTTTCATATGGGCCATATACGCTTGCACTTGATGCATATTGAAAATTTACGCCTTTGATATTACATTGGTTGTATAACCATTTACTAAATTCATAGTTTTGTAAAATAACTTTATCAACATCTTGTTCTGTTGTGCTTGAAATAGCGCCAACATGTATTACCCAATCAAACCCTTCAACTTCTGGCAAATGTTCTTCTTGCCACTCATAGCCAAATAACTCGTGATCGTTTTGAAGATAAAAAGTTAAATTTTGACCAATAAATCCTTTATGTCCTGTAATTAAAATTTTCATTTGTTAGTCTCTAATATCTTTGTTGTACTGTATCCTTCAACTGTAGGAACAATATGCACAGGTGCTAAGTCATGTCCTACAATTTCTTCTACAGTATAATCGCCACCTTTGACAATTAAGTCTGGCTTTAGTTCTTTAATAAGCTCGTAAGGTGTGTCGCTGTCAAACACAATAACTTCGTCTACATACGGAATAAGTTCAAGTTGTTCCTTTCTTATATTAACGCTGTTAACGGGTCTATTACGCCCTTTTAAGCGTTTTACACTGTCATCGCTGTTTAGACCTACAATTAATTTATTACCTAAGCTACGGGCTTCTTTAAGCAATGTAAGGTGTCCTGTGTGTAGTATATCAAAACAACCATTAGTAAAAACTATTTTATTTTGCAGATCGTTTTCACTAAGTATGTATGTGCCAGTATGTTTTACTGATTCTGTTGAGCCTTTAACAGCAATTTTTAAACATTTTTCATAATTATAATTATTAACCAATCCGTATACAAACGCGGCTAAGAAACAATCACCTGCTCCTGTAACATCGCTAACTTCTTCGGCTTCAACTTGAATATTGTAATTATTATCATCTATTTTAGCAATAACAGGGTTACTTGCACTTGTAGTAATAATATTTCCGCCCCAACTATTAAATCCTAATTCGTTATATTCCTTACCATTGGGTTTTACTAACCATGCACCGTCATAACAACTAACGTGTCTCTTAGGGTCTACAATAACCTTACAATTAAAACTATTAAGATGTGCAATAATATCGTTTGAATATTCTAATACACCTTTGTTGTAGTCACTTAAGATTACATATTCGTACTCGCTAAAGTCTTTTTCTAATATAGACTTAAGAGCTTCTTGACCGTCAGTAACGTAATCTTCATCAATTCTTGTAATATAATGCCCGTCACAAATTACACGTATTTTAGTGCATTGTGGATTAGATAAATTTAGTAGTTTTACATCTACTCCTAAATTTCTTAAATTTTGATGTACAAGTCCGGCTCCGCCTTGTAAAACTTTAATGTCTAATAAGTTTACAACTGGAACTGGCGCTTCAGGGCTAATACGAGAAGATGTACCATAAATATATTTGTCTGTGATTACATCACCAATAACTAAGACTTTCATAATATTATTGTACACTCAAACTTTCTAATTGTCAAGTAAATCTATAACATCAAACACAGTTTTTAATTTAGAAAGATTTACTTTTTTGTTTAAAGTATTTTGTAATCCAAAATGTAAAGGCTTTGGCCAATGACCAAAAGAAACCCAAGCATATCCATCATGCTCTTTATTTAAGGTTGGTATGAATTCTTTAGAAACAATACATAGATATGTATGAAATAAAAATTTAGTATCGTTAGATACAAATGTTTCTAAAGGAATAGTTTTCTTTATATCTATTTCGCCAATCTCTTCAAAGATTTCACGTTTTAGGCCTTCCCAAGGAGTTTCTTCTCCTTCATTAGTTCCGCCTACAAGACCCCATACTTGTTTATTTTTACTATTTGCTCTATGTAAAAATAAAAAACGATTAGTGTCAAGGTTATAGATTAAAGCTCCACTACAAATTATATTGCTCATACAAATAGTTAGCTTAGAATTCCATCTTCCAGGCACCATCTGGATATTCGCCTTCAAAACTTAATATCCACTCGCCTGAGTCAAATTTGTATTGAACACCTGTGTTTAGATTAGTTGTATATATTGTGCCGTAAATGCTAACGTCTTCGTTAGAATTAAAAATAATATTCCATCTTGAGCCGTCCCATTCTACAATGTCGTTTGCACTGGCTATAAAATCTGTGCCGTCTAAATTTTTCCAAGCATCGGCACCGTCTTCGTTTTTAATATTTCCAATGTCGCTTAACAATAATATACGAGGATTTCCTGATAATCCTAACTCTTGAGGATTAGACTTAGTTGGGTCAATAATATAATCAATTTTACTTCTATCACCTAATGATGAAGAAATTACAGTATCAGTAGGTAATGTATCATCGTCCCAATCTATTATTACTTCAGTTTCGTCTGTTGGATTAATTGCTATTCTTCCTATGATATCATAGTCCCAATCAGATCTTTGTAGTCTAATAGCTGTTACACCTGGCTCGAAATTAAATGGAAATGCTTTTATAAATTCTGGCCAAGTTTTACCTCCGGTAACTCCTCTTTTAACTAATTTTCCGCTATTACCAATAACAAGTAACTCTAAACTTTGATATGTACCTGCTTGTACATTTAGCTGATTTAAACTATCTTGCCAATCCTTACTTGTTCGAGTTCTTTCAATTTCTCCAGTAGGTGAAACATATATTCCTGTTCTAATATTTGCCTTAGAATCTAATTCATCTATGCTATCTTCTTGTGAAGCAAGTTCGTTAACATTCTCAAATACTTTAGTTACAATATCAGTAACAACACCTAATCGTTTAACTTTTGCCGGTGGTGATATATAAATTGGTGTAGTAAATGTTAATGTTCCTACATCAATTTCAGTTTCTGTTCCAACTGGAATACTTCTGGAACTCCAACTAATTGATTCTAAATTTACTACACTTAAACTGGTCCAATCTAAATAATTATCAGTAGTTTGTAATTCTAAACTGGGATTAAATAAAGTTAAAAGTTGTTCCATAATTTGTAACTTTTGATCTGTGTTAGTTGACCAAATATCTACATTAACTGTAAGTGTATATGGTGTAGGCATTATTCTTTCAACTGTGTAATTTTTGCCTTCTGTATTTAAATATTCTTGATTAGTACTATCGTAAGAACGCTCTCTAATATTCACTTTATGTACATAACTTGAATCTGAAGTTCTTGTTCGGTCCATTTCTAAACCGGTAACATAAACTCCCATACGAGGAGCACTTGGAATTTTGTTTTCTGAATTATCTCGTAATATTGACCCTACTTGACGAGTAATATCACCGTACATTACTGGTATTTGCGTTAATTGATTCTTTCCGTTTTTATAAGAAAAACTACTAAACATTCTTATGAGTTGTGTTAAGTATCTTCTAATTTGTCCGTCGTAAAAATGTTGCATTAGTTGTCTGCCTTAGGTCTTAGTGCTTTAGAAAGTCCTTGACGCTCTGCTTCTCTATTATTATAGAAGTTTACAGTCCATATTCCGTCATATTCGATACTATCTTGTATTCCTGCTTCTTCAGGTAAAGTAATTAAAACAGTGTTATCACTATTAGATGTAATTAATTCAGGATGGTCTGAAATAACATATGCTTTTTCAAGTGTATCAAATTTTAACATTAGATATTTTGCATCGACTGGATATGCAATTGATGTTGAAATTACTATATCGTCTTTTGAAACTTTTACACTTGTGCTTGCAACTTTTTCGTTATAAACATAGTTATTGTTATTAATAAATGTTGCTTTTTGTGTTGCTCGTGTATTGGTATTAGTCATTGTCATTCTCTGTACATCATGTACTTTAACCCATCTATCGCCGTCAAATCTAAACATACGCTTTGGCATAAAATCTGTTCTTAAGAAAAAGTCACCAACGCCAGGATTAATTGGAAATTGTATTCCATGACCAAAATTTTCACCATTAGGTGCTAATTCGTCGCCTACTAAATAACCTGCATACCCACTTTTAGAAGGCGGAACAGTAACAGTTTCATTATTAACTTTCGTAACTTCTACATCACTACCTGTTTCAGTAGTCTTGACTTCTAAAGAATAATAATGACTTGTGTCATAACCAGATTTTGGAGCATCAGCTTCAGCTTGATTTATAACTGCATCATTAATTTGCATTTCTTTTTCATATGTAGAAAGCATATCACGCAATGTATCTCCATTGTCATTATCAGCATCAGCAGGCAAATCAAGTATTTCAGCAAACTCTTGACTGTCAACAATTTGTTTTAATTTTAATCTATATAAGTGCGGATACCACGTAGGTGAGTACCCTTCACTTGCACGATTAACATCTTCTACAACATAATATCTTTTAAGTGCAACTTTATAATCATTAAGTGCGTATTCGTCTTTTTGGTGAGGAAGTTCAATAACATCACCAGTCATAATCTTGCGACCAAGTGTCTTTACACTACTATTAATATGTATTGTTAAAAATAAAGTGTCATTGTCTAAGAACATACCAAATTGTGAAAGATTAAAATCAACATCTTGCACATTGTATATTCCACGCATTCTATAAATGTCCGGATCGTATTTTCTATCTCTGTTTTCAAGAAATAGCATATCTTGAATATTAGTTTCTTTTACTGCATCGTAGCGAGGTTCAGTAGCAGTAGCATCTTCTTCGTCAGGATTTGACGGACCCAAATACTTGTGAACATGTATATCGGTGCCGCCAATGGTAAACATTTCTAAGATTTGTCTATCTAAGAAAGTGTAGTCTTGTCCTTTTTCCGGTTTGTATAAACTTAATCTTGGCATATACATATTTATTCGATAAATACTTTAGCGGAGATTATTAGTATATGGCAGACTTAACCACACAAAAACAAGAAATATTTGATTATGTTAACGCATTCTTAGGTGGCGGCATGATTGATGTTGAGCTCGATCCTATTCATTACGAGACTGCATTAAAGAAAGCACTTACTAAGTTTAGACAAAGATCTGATAACTCTGTAGAAGAATCATATATGTTCATGCCGACTGTGCTTGATCAAAATACATATACGTTACCAAACGAAGTAATAGAAGTTCGTAAACTGTTTCGTAGAAGTATTGGCTCAAGAGCAATCACAGGAAATACTTCAGGACCAATTTTTACACAATCTTATACAGCAACCGCAAACCAAAGTACGTTTAGTATAAACTATAATCTTAGTAGTGTAGCAACTGTTATTGCCGAAGTAAATGGTAGTAGTACTAATAATTTTGTAACAGATTCTACACAAAGAACACTAACTTTTAACTCACCGTTGAATGCAGGCGATGTTGTTGGAATTAAATTATTTGCTACTGGAGAAAATAGTGGCGGATCACTGTTTGACCCTTTTGGATTAGCTTATACAAATGCTTACTTATTATCAAGTAGTAAGATGGGCGGCTTAGCAACTTATGACTTTTTTAGTCAATATCAAGAATTAGTTGGACGTATGTTTGGTTCATTTATTGAGTTTAAATGGAACACAACTACCAAGCAACTTACACTATTACAACGTCCAAGAGCAGAAGAAAATTTATTACTATATGTTTACAATTATCGTCCAGATAGCGAACTATTAAATGACTATCTTGCAAGTCAATGGATTAAAGATTATACGCTTGCTGGTTGTAAATATATGTTAGGTGAAGCACGTTCAAAGTTTGCTACTATTGCAGGACCACAAGGCGGATCAACACTTAACGGTGATGCACTAAAAGCAGAAGCACAGCAAGAAATGGAAAAACTTGAAGCAGACCTTATGCAACAAGTTGGCGGTGGTGTTGGCTACGGCTTTACTATTGGCTAATGTTAACGCTATAATCTAAACATACTGTAAATACAGTATGACATACTTTCAAGAAAAAGAAGCAAATCGTTTATACTGGATTGTCAAAGGTCAACTTATCCCACTATCCTGGAAAGAAGAAACTATCATGGAATGCTACGAATCTTACGTTCGCAGGATTTGGGGAAACATTGAAGCATATCAACATGAGATTGGTTTCGAAGCAGCCTGGGCACAACGGCAAGCAGAAAACGCAAAAAAGAACTTGACAAAGGGACCAAATCCTATTATAATATAACTTATATTATAGAGGAAATACATGTTACCTAAGTTATTAATTGTTGGT